ATAGAGCAAGTGTAATCACTCACATATTCAAGAAGAAGATACCTGATACTAAACTGAGAGCGCATGTATTCGATGTCATGAAACACGAAGGAAAAGACTTGATGGACGAGCCTCTAAGAGAGAGAATAAACATAATGTTCTATCAATACTCACAGCATTCTTCCGATGAACTTGCTTTCCCATCCAAGAAAGATACTAGAATCGCTGACTCAATGAAGGAAGTCGGGGAGTACGCAGAGAAGATAATGGAGATGCCAACCTCAGAGGGCGTTGTCATTAAGGACATAGAATCAACTTACTACATGGGTAGGAAGAAGAACCCGAAGTGGATTAAGTGGAAGAAGTTCGTTGACCTAGATGTTATAGTTCTAGAAGACAAGAAAACAAAGAGTGGCTTACATTCCTATACAATGGGTATTGGTCCTCTAACTGCTGAACAAACTAGAGAAATGAAAACAGTTGAACTCGATGATAAGAATTACCTTCCTGTTGGTAAAGCATTGAACACTAAAGTTGAGGTTGATATTGGAAGTATCATTCGTGTAAAGGTGGATGAAGTCACCAAGAAAGGAAAGGGTTTCAGTCTCTACTCTGCTAAAGTGATAGAACTACCTGAAGTAGATGAGTCTGATAAACTAGAGACTCTAGAGCAATTAGCAACCAAGACAAAGAAGGCACTAGTTCCTAGGCATCCATTTGTTCATGCATCAGATTTGGCTAATCCCTTGACTGTAATAGCAGAGTTACAACAAGACAAGAGAGATAAAAAAAGAATCAAGAAATACATTGTTACTGATTATGTTCATGGAGAAGCAGGTATAATTTGCAAACACGACTTAGAGGGATTCACCGTCTATGGATTCGATGGAGACCAATTGATGCAGAAGAATGCCCTACATAGTATGGATATGTGGAAAGAACAACTAGAGAAACTGATGAAATCTAGAAAAACAAAACTAAGAGTAACAATTAGGAAGATAATAGAAGACAATCAGAAAGCAATGGAGTTTGATGAACTAGAAGAGAAACTCAGAGCAGTAGAAGGGGATGCCTATGATGAAATATTTGAGGGCAAGCCAAAAGACCTCTTGGCATGGATGAAGAACCAAGATGCGTTTGTTTTCCTTGCACCTAACAGGTTTGATGTATCTCCTGAGAACATAGAGAAGGACGAAGACAGTGAACTAACAGGAGAGTTTGAAGTTAGACAGCGTGAAGATGGTAACTTGGATTTTGTCATTCAAACAGAGAAAGACAGAATGGCTTGGTTAATCGACTTAGACAAACCTGAAGACATCTTTGACCTGTTTGGTAAGTCCGGTAAATATCCAGCAAGGGTATCAGAGAAGATAGATAGTACGAAGATAATAGACAGTGGGGAACTTATCTTCGGCGTTCAACGGGATGGATATCATGAGTATAGAATGGAAGGAGATAAATTCCAAACTAGAATACACTTCCGAGTCGTTCCTCTAGATGAGAAAAAGTCTTGGATTGTATTCACAGGTAAGAAACAAGACATGTTGAACGATAAATCCGATGAAGGAATCATCGATATTACAAAGGACAAGTATAGTAATTTAGAACTACCTCAATAACCACCTACTTCTTATAGTAAGAAAATCAGGTACGGTGAGTGTTTGCGGAGCAGGAGGTATTGATTAGGCAAGAGAGTTCTAGTGATTTCACCATTCTCAAGTCAGATAATCTAGTAATCGGAGGGTATGCATCCATCGAGATAGTAGATAAGCAAAATGACTTGATTACATTAGAAGCATTAGAAAAAGCAGTTCAAGATTTCATGAGTGAGAAGTCTTATAGAAACGTCATGTCAAATCATTCCAATGTTCAAGTAGGAGAGGTGATAGAGCAATACCGTGATTCCAATGGTTCATTACACAAGACAGGTGTAGATGGTGTCGGATTCTATGTAGTTATCAAAATGAGAGATGACATAGAAAAGGCAAAGGAAATTAACAGAGGAATCAGAAAAGGCACACTACGTTCCTTCAGTATCGGTGGACAGGCGATATCAAAGAGAGAAAGGAAATCGGAGGAATACGGGGAATACAACGAGATTGACAACTTAGAGTTGCATGAAGTTACTATATGTGAAAAAGGAATAAACCCCGAAGCGAAATTCGACATTTTAAAAGCGAAAGGAGGTAAAAAAATGACGGAAAAATTGACGAAAGCACTAGAAGAACTCAATGGTCTGCTAACGCAGGTTCGTGAGGTCACTGGTGACACAGTTACAAAAGAAGAAGATGACATAGAAATGTATGAAATGAAAGAAGAAGAAACGATGAAAGAAGAAGAAGTTGAGAGCATGGATAATTCCATGAAGGAAGATGACGACTTAGAGAGCATGGATAAGGCTCTCGATGAGGACTCGACAAGAGATTACGAGGCCGGAGAAGAGGTAGTAAGTGGCGGAAAGCCAAAGGCTGCTCCTGCTGCGCTATCAGTCTCTAAGGGTCTAGAAGGGTCTGACTTTACTACTCTCGACCTCAGTGCCGAGAATGTGGAGAAGGCTTACGAGGCTTACAAAGCAGAGCAACTAGAGGCAATGGCTTACGATAACCTATCGAAGACATTCGCTGACAGATTCGCTGCTGAACTCGAAGTTAAGAAATCAGCCGCAGAGCGAAGAGATTACGATGCTTCAACAGAAGTAGCGGCTCTCAAAGAAGAGTTTGCAGAACTACGCAAGTCTCTTACCGCAAAGGATGATGAGATAAGGAAAGCAACAGAAGTCGCTTTCTCTCTACCTGAAGGATTCCCAACCACTGCTGACGCAATGGCTGAGATGTCATGGGGAGACATACACAACCTCGCAAGGAGAGTGAATTAAGATGAGTGGATATATTAACACAGTAAAAGACCTAGAAGCAGCCACCTATGGCTACGCTGGCGCACAGGGCAATGCTCTGCTAAAGGCTGCTGGTGTTGTTGGTGGTTTCGGAACGCCCCACGATGCAGCAAGCAACCCGTTTTCGGCTGCTGCTGGATTGGGAGACCTATACAACGTTCTTTACGGACAGAAAGTATGGTCAATGCTAAACCAAGAGGTTAACCCTCTTGCTATGCTTGCTAAGAGACCATACACATCCAGTGGATGGAGGATTCTAAAGAGCAGAGCGCAAGGTGGTTCAGGTTCTGCATTCGCAGTAGGCGGAGGAGCAGAAGGAGCAGACGCACCAAGACCCGACAAAATCGGTGGTGTTGGTGAGAACGCAACTCTAGGAACTGGAAATGATATCCCACCAATTGCACCTCAGTATGAGAAACTATACGTCAGTCCAAAGACTGTGGCACATCTATTCGAGTTCTCTGAACTTGGTATGGAACTTGCTGCAATCGATGACGGTGTTGGTGACATTCGTGCAATTGTTCGTGAGGACATGGGTAAACTACACGCTGAAACACAGAGCAAGATGCTAGTCATGCCTCTTGAGAGATATGACGATGGAACTGCAACTAACATCGAGAGAAACTACACATCTCTCATGAAGATTGTTTCATCTGCTGCTGAGATTGCTGCAATGTATAACGTAGACCTATTGGCTACTGGTACAACTGACGGAACTGCTGTTGTTCAAGATATCGTAAGGCTATTCGGAACTTCCCGAACTGTCAGCGTATCAAGTAACACTGCAACTGGAACTGCTTCCTTCTTGGATGCAGAGGTTGACTTCGGTGCAGGATATGCTGCTGGTGATGCTAGAGTTCTAACACTAACCATGCTTAACGACATGATTAGGAGAGTAAGGCAGAACGGTGGAAACCCGAAAGTTATCCTAACTGGATACGACACTGTTCAGCACATTGCTGACCTATTGCAGAGCCAAGAGAGGTTCATGGACAGGAAGGAGATTGTTCCATCCCACAACGGAGTCCGTGGAGTCAAAGGTGCAGAAGTTGGTTTCAGAGTTGCAACATACTATGACATACCAATCATCCCAACCAAAGACATGCCTCAGACTGGTAACGCAACTGCTAACAAACTGAGTGATATACTTCTGCTAGACACAGACCATCTATGGTTGTCTGTCATGAAGCCAACTCAGTATTTCGAGGATGGTATCACTAGTGGAAACCCATTCGGTGTTGGCAAACTTGGGAATCAGGGAATGTACCGAACAATGGGCGAAACTGGATGCTCGTTCTTCAAGGGACAAGGAAAGATAACCAACCTAAAGAGTGCGTGAGGTGATTAGAGTTGACACACGCTGTTACTCTAGTTGCTGACCACAAGGGCGTAACTGCCCCCAAGGTCTTAGGTGACGAGTATGTTGTTGATGCAATAGTCAACATAACGGCATACGTTCAGGGTGGAATAACCCTGACTGCTGCTTCGTTGGGTCTGTCTTCACTACACTGTGTTCTAGTAACAGGTGTAGAGGAGATTGGACACAGTGCAAGAGCCGTCATCAGTACAACAGGAGCATATGAGACAGGAACAAGTGCCAAACTTATCCTGTCAACTGGCTCTGCACAACAATCAGGTACAGGGGATGAAGGCATGGTAAGAGTCCGTGTCTATGGTAATCTCTGAAACAACAATGATTAAGTGATAACGTAAAGTAGTGGCCTCTGCCCCTAATACGGGGCAGGGGTTACTACCACAACAAAAAGGTGAATAAAATGGCAAAAGTAAAGTTAACAAAACACAGACCAACTGGCCCACTTCTATTGAGAAGGGGCGGTGGCACATACGCATTAACAGCACAAGAAGACACTGTTGTTCCATTAGCAGTGGCAGTCGGACTACTAGGAGATTCAGGTCTAATAGTAGAACTAGATGCATCAGACGCATCAGCGATTCTGACATTAAACGAGTATCTATTGAAGATACTCAAAAAGGAGTTTGACTTAGAAGGGGATGCAAAGGCAGTGAAGTCTGCATTGTTCCCTTCAGCAAGGAAGTCATTCATCCCTAATCTAATCAAAGAGACTCCCGTAGAAGAGACTCCCGTAGAAGAGCCAACAGTAGAGGAAGAACCTGAAGAGGTTGCAGAGGAGACTGTTGACTACTCACAATACACGGTGAAACAACTCAAGGGAATGCTTGAGGAGAAGGGACTATCAACTGACGGAAAGAAAGCAGACTTGGTAGAGAGGATGTCGGAGGCTGAATAATGTCATCCCCAACATGCAACTCCACAGGCGTTCTTTCTACAAGCACAGTAGCAGTAAAGCACCACGCTAAGATAATGAGCGTTCATGTTACATCAACAGCAAATGCTGTGATGACTGTCAAGGTATGGGACAGTAACAACTCGACAACAACGGGCAAGAAGGAGGTTGCTCGATTAGTTCTACATGCAGGAGGAACTGCTCAGACCATAGAGCAAGACCTACATGGTGTTATTGTAGCCAATGGAATCTACGTTCAGATTACAGGCACAGGAACATGTTCTGTCAACTTTGCTTGAGGTGATTATCATGCCAAGTATAGATACAGACACAAGACTAATCATGACTGTTCTTTTTGTTGGAGCAGTCAGTGGAGTAAACGTCTACTTCTTCTCGCAATATGGAACTTCTTTCATTGCAGCCTATGGTGCGTATCCAGTGGCTATGATATTTGGAGTGCTTACCGTAGGAGGAATAGTGATACTGAAAGCACTGTTTGATTTAGCAATAAATGATTACATAGAAGATTTCCTACTTCAAAGGCAAATAGATTCATATTGGAGCAGAAAAGCAAGAGATGAAGAGAACCGAAAGAGGGTTAGAGAATCCTTCAGAGGTTTCCAACAGCAGTTTGGTGCAACAGCATACGGAGATTCTAATCTCCCAATGATGCCTCAATCCTCTCAGGAAGTACAAACAGTTAGTCCGACTTTCCTAACAGGCTTCAATGAGTGATTTGAATGGTAAGTGAAATCTTATTCGGGATGGATGAATCCACTCTCGCATATGATTTACAAAGAGCGCACTCTGCTGACGTTTGGTTTCTAAGGGCTAGGTTCTATCTTTGGGGTGGCATTTCTGCCGTGACTAGTTTCTTCGTAGGACATGCTATTTCCCTTTGGGGAATCAATCTCTATGAGGTCGGTTGGCACTTGCTAAGTTCACTTTGGGGCGGTCACTGACTTCTCAACTATTTTAACGCTCTACGACATCCGAATCACTGACGAGGTGATGGCATGTCGGTGATGGCAGGTTTTGCAATACTCATGGTAGAGGCCATGAATAAGTTATACAATCGTCTTCATGCTATCAATTTCGGTATATATGGGGCAAGTAAAGCAGGTAAGACAACGCTACATCGACAACTGATGACTAGGGGAGAAGTCCCTGATATACAAAAAAGAACTGTTGGCAGACATAGGGCTACTCGTAAGTTCGTGAAACTAGACGGCGATGCCCATACAGTGCGAACTGCTGACATTGGTGGTCAAACTGTATATTGGGAAGAATGGGTCAGAGACATGAGAGGAAGACATGTCAAGTATCTGATATTTCTCTTTGATGATAGACACCTAGACAAGCATTATGATATAGAGCAACAACTATCTTGGACATTTCTAGTTGATACTATCTGCAATCCATATTGGACTATCGGGGGTAGAAAGAAAAAGAAGCAAGACCATGACTACCCTCTAGCAGTTGGTCTATGGGCGAATAAGTATGACTTATGGAAAGACAAGTATCCACATAATGGAAAAATAGAAGACCATCCTATATTCGCTTCATTCAAACCCGGACTTCAGAAGTTAAATGAAACGGGAATACCATGCCATAAATACATTGTAAGTGCTAAATCTGATTCTGAAATGGTATATCGTGGAGTATTAACAATGATAAAAGACTACTGATACGTCAGACTACTCAGGTCTGACCGCAAGGAAGACCTAGATAGGTAGGAGAAGAAACAATGTCAATGCACTTTAACCCCCCTAGTTTGATAGGAGCAACTAATGCAACAGTGAACGCTGGCCCAAATCCATTCATGGATAGATTGACTGCCGCAAGAGCAGCAGGGCCAATAATGCCTTATGAGTATAAGTCATTGAAACCAAAGAAACAGTTGAAAGAAATAGTGAAGGTGTTGAAACCTGAGAAGAAGACCTTCCTCAAGATACCTTACTCTTTCAAATACAACTACAAGGACAGATGTGTGATATGTGGAACGCAGAAGTTTTGGACAGCAGATGACACTAGAAGACCTCCGCTTCCACTGCACAAGGTTCGCAAGGGATATCCAATGAGAGGAACTTACTGTGAGAAACATGCAGCAATACACATGCAGTATGAAATGCTAGAGCAACAGATACTAGCAGAGGAACATGGGCTTTCTTTCAGTGCATACATCCCTTCTGCTAGGAGTCTCAATCCAGTTAACCTAGTGAAATCAGGACCAATAACGCAATTGAAACAGGAGGACATCAACTCTCTCACTTCACTAGGTTGGGCTATTACTCCTCCGGTGAATAAAAATTCATCGAAGGAAGAACAACTCTATGCCTTAATGATAGAGAACACAGCCATGTCTGCTAAGATTAAATCTTTATTGACCGAAGGCGTTAAGATTACCACACAGGAGGAGACTAACTGATGGGCGTGTTCGGGACAAGCAACTCTGCGTTATCCTCGCAGATGAATACAATGGGACAATCGCAATTTAAGATGACCAACAATCTCTTGACTTTACAAGAGAATCATGTGGAAGAGTTCTTCCAATATCACGGAGAACCATTCTTGAGTGCGTTTGAGAAGATGATGGAAGATGTCATGACAAGAGTTGTCAGTCAGATGCTTGTCAAGATGAAGTTCGTGTCAAATACCAACGGAGACTTAGAGATACATCCTGATTCTCTCGGTGAGTTCACTTCTATCACTCAGGAGAACATTGACTTGGATATAGTCAACCTACTAGCCAGTGCTGTCAACTCAGAAGTTATCATGCAGAGAAGGATGGCAAAGCAACAGTACCTAGAGTCACAAGGCTTTGCTTCTCCGGCACAGGACATGCCGCAGCAGCAGATGGGTGGTATGCAACAACAAGGAATGCCACAAGGCATGAGTCCTGCTGGCATACAAGGCGCACCTGCTATGGGAGGAATGAATCAACAGATGATGCAGCAGCAGATGGCTATGAACAATGGTAGTGGGTATCCCATACCTCCAAGCGGATATGACCAATTCAACAATCCATATTGGATTGACCCTGCTACGGGTCAACCATCCTACACCCCACCACAAAGCGGTCTTGGATTGGCTGGTGCTTTGAGTAAAGGGGTTGCTTGGGCAAAGTGGTTGGCATAGGTGGAATTTAATGTATGAGTTTAACTATCGACAGCAGTAATGATAGCGACCTTGAAGATACATTTACTCTAAATCAGACAGACGTTAATGCTGCGACAGTCAACCCAATTACTGATGCCTCTGTCATTCTACGAACATTAGTTCTGAAGATGCTTCAGAAACAGATGAAACAAAGCAGGAGATTCACACCTCAAACAGTCAAGAGAGACTTTAGAATATTGATGTCTCTAACAAAAGAGGATTTCAAAACAGAAGAAGAGTTAGCACTATATGAAAAATACATGAAGGAACTTGTGGAGAAGGCACTATCCCTCCCTGTGGCTAAGACTGTTGATGAATTAGAAGACAATCTACCCGGAGGAAAGGGTGCTGGAATGTTTGAGTTGTTCGGTGGAGGCTCAATGACTAGAGATGATTTCAAATCGGATGAGGCATATGAGGATTACAAACAAAGCATAGAAAACAAACCCGCTCCTGTCGCCACCAATATAAGAGAAAAGGATGTTACATTTCAGCAATTACTGCTTCCCGCTTACTTGGGTCAGACATACGAAGGTAGTTCTAAGACAGGAAAACCATCTAAGGTAATGGAGACTGTTGATAAAGACAAAAGCCTCTTTGATGAAAGTAAGATTGGGGAATATAGAACAGAAGACAAGAGTGACTTGTCAACAAAGGGTAAGATATTCTATACATGGGACTTAGAAGCATATTTGAAGTCATTACTGAAGGATGATGGATTTGATGATTTCGACAGTGACCATCTTAGGTTCATTCCTAATGATAAGAAGAAAGAGACTGTTACCCTGAATAAAACTAGGATGGGCAATGTCTTAGGTATAGACGCTCCTAAAATGGAAATCCTCATGAGATTTGATGATGAAAAAGGAAAAACAATACCCTCTAAATACACAATTGGTGATAAAGAGTATGATGCAAAGACACAGGATGGCAGAGAGAAGGCTGCAAAGTATCTGATTTCTTTGATAAGACTCACCAAAGAGCAAGAAGATAAAGTTGCTAAAGAAATACTAGAGAAGTCTAACTTCATGAAAGCAAGAAGGACTAGAGATAGAGACAAGAAGATGAGGGGTGTAGGGCGTGAGCCAACTGTTTCCGAACTCACTAGAAACTATCTAGACTTAGATGTAGGGAAGATGACCTTCGTTATGTCAATAAGCGGTTTCCAATCAATTCTAAAGGGAACAATATCAGCAGAAGAGAAAGAGGGTGTTATTGATTATGGTTTGATATTAGACAAGACAGGGGAATTAAGATTAGCAGAAGAAGGTGCTTTCGCTATCACTGATAGGGATAAGGTAGAGGGCATATCTGATATAGTCAGGGGGGTTAAGACCTTCATGGCTAAGACCCGAAGATTCAGGAGTTGAACATATGTCGAAACTATCATCCCCAAGTGACTTTACAAACATTAACCCAAACTATGCAAGTGGTAGAGGATTCTATACAACACACTCTGATGTGTCTCAACTATTACAGATAAGCCCATTCACCTCAGATACCACTCCTACTATCGCTGAAGTAGGTAATCTAATCAAAAGAGCAGAAGAGAGGGTTGATGATGTGGTTGGACATTCCTTTAGACCAGTCATCTACCATCATGAGTTTCATGGTTTTGAAGCGTTCAGAATGGGTGCTTATCCAGTAAACAGATTCAAAGATTACATTGGCTTTGTTCAATTAGAGAGACCTGATGTTCAGAAGATTGTAAGACTAGAGGTTTGGCAAGGAACTGAATATGTAGACTTAGCATCTGCAACTGCGAAGGTGAAAGTACCAAGTGGCCCTGAAAGTGGTTCTTGGAGAATACAGTTAGGAGTTGGAGCATATACATTCCATCTAGATAAAGGAACAGAATTCTTTGACAACTATGGACCTAAGACAACTGCTAGTCAGATAGCAGATGCAATCAACGAGGTCTTTCCACATAAGACTGCTAAGTTCACTGGTGAGACTACTGCTAAAACAGTGACCGCTCAGGGAGCAACTACCGTCAACATCTCTGATTTTTTCTATGCTACGACAGATAGTGAAGCAGGGGACACTGTTGTAATCTCCTCTCTTCTAATGGGGGATGATGGTTCTGCTTGCACGATAACATCAACAGTTGGCTCAGTAACTCAGTTCACAGACAACCAAGACCAAAGAAGACTAGGAGACTATTGGATGATAGGGAAAGACGGTAAGATTTTCTTCTTGAAGAACTACCCATTCCTTCATTCTCACTCTGTTCGTGTAACATATGTCAGTGGGGAGAAGAGAGTTCCTGCCACTATACATGATGCTACGACTAAATTAGTAGCAGCAGAAGTGATACGTCATGACGACAACTCGATACTCATCGCTGAAACAGGCTCTAACATAGACCTGAAGACTAAGCACGACATACTTCTTGAGGAAGCCAATAAGATACTAAACGGCAAGAAAGATGTGATACATTTTATTGATTAGTGATACCATGAGTGCAGAAAAGAAGTATCTAGAGATTCTTAAAAAGGAACAAGAGAGAAATGAATTGTTAAAGGAACTGGAAGATATAGTTGGATTTGATGTTAGTTTCTCCGATGAGATGGTTATGAGGAATGCTAGAGATGCGTTTGCTAAAGCGTATGACAAGGAACTTAAGGAGAAGTTGAAGATATGGATGAAGTAACTCTAATAGTCAGGCTTCTGAAAGATAACTGGACAGCATCTGCGGCGGCTCTATCCAATGCTGGTCAGATAACTGCTAATCACATTGCCACACCTAAGTTCATTGACATACGTTCAATAGAACCAAAGGAAGGTAGGAGAGTGGACATAGATTCTGAATCCGTGATAATTGTGTTTGAAGATAGTTCTGCTACCTCCTATCCAACAATCGATTATGCGGCTCGAAGTGAGGACTTCTCATTCACTCTCCATTTGAGGGTTTTACACCGAAGGGATATGAATAGTAACACGTTTTCTAGAGATAGATTAGAGGCATTATACAAGATTGTCAGATACATCTTTGAAAACAATGCTTTTAGGCCAACTGTCTATGCAACACCCGCCGATAACACTTCGGCGGCTTTGGGAGATGCAGATTTAGTAAGATTAACATCAAGAAATGAAGCCAATGATAGAGGGAAAAGACTATTGGGATACAAGATTGGAGTAGAGTTAAAGCGGTTTGCAAGAGCGACATTGTGAGGAAGAAAAATGGTAAGTAATGAAGTATTTGTAGGAGCAAACGCACAAGTTGGATTATGCCCGGAGTTAGACCTCTTCTTCGACCAAGCAGTATTGGGTGGTAGTGGTCTTACTGTGGAGGCAAGTTCAGGACAGCAATCAGTTACCAAACTCATCCCTAATCTGTATATCGGATGCACTGCTAAGATTACAACACAATCGAATGTAGCAACAACATACAGAACAGTCGTTTCCAATACTGCAACTACTTTCACTCTAGATTCCGCACCAACAGATAGCAATGGTGATGATGTTGGTTCAGGAACAATAGAGTTTACAATTCTCTCATTCGGCGCACCTGCCTATGGTCCAATCAAGTCATCCACAGGAACTATCCTTTCAGATAGTTGGGTAGGTCTAGTGAACACATTCACCCCTCCCAATGTGGAAGTTGAGATGAAACAGTTGAATCTCGCTGCTGCTGGTGGTAGGAACTTCGACTACCAATACAAAGGAGCAGAAACAGTATCGGGTGGTTCTCTAGATATCTCCTTGAACAACGGCTCTTGGTTATACTATGCATTGGGTAAGGTTGCTCTAGGTACAATGACAGGAAGCACTTCTTCTACTGTTGACAGTGGTTCTCACAATGGAGTAGGCTTCAATGTAGGAACTGAGAGAGTCGTTAGGATAGTAGATGCGAATAACTTCCCTGAAGTAGATAACGCAGGAACAGACCTAGCCGCAACTCAGTTTAACCTGCTTGCAGGTAATGATATGTTCAACTACACCTTCTCTGAAGCCAACGATGATGTTCTACCATCATTCGCTCTTGATGTAGTCTACCGCAAGGCTGGACACGGTAACACTACTGCATTAGATGCATTGTCACCAAACGAGAACATGTATTCCCGAATCTTCACAGGATGCCAAGTGAATACCATGACTCTCAACTTTGAAGAGGGTCAAGAATTGAAGTGTTCCTTGGACTTAGTTACTAGAAGAGCATTTGATGCTCCTAATGGATACTTACCTCTAGGTGGTAACTCATCTCTAACGGCTCTAAGCAACACAAGTGGTGGAAGGGGAATGGTGAATTACAGTTCCACACTAACAGACAACTACCCATTCTTGTTTTCTGATGGTACAATCACACTATTCGGACAGACATTGGCTAGGGTCAAAGGTGGTTCTCTAGTAATCAGCAACAACCTACTACCACAGAGATACATTGGAAACTACAACAGGCAGATTACATCTGCACATCTACCCGGTCAGAGGACATACGAACTGACCTTGACGATGCTCATAACAGATACGACACTATGGGATGAGTTGAGAAACGATAACGAATCAACTGGTGCTTTGAGATTGAAGTTCACCAAAGACTCAGGCGAAGAGATAGACATTCAACTTGCTGATTACCTAATCAACTCAGTGAACGTCCCGTTCCCTGAAGACAAAGGACCAGTAGAGGTTGAGGCTTCAATAACAGCAAGGACTCTAACGACTGCCACCTACAAGGGTAAGTGGGCAATCATGACTCTTGGCGGTAGTGCGACAGGTAATTAGGAGGCGTGACCAAATCAGGTAACGCTATCCTTTTTTCGATTCCACCAACACGTTTGTTTGTTGGTATATTAGTTAGGTGGAAAGAAAAATGACAGAAAGAAAAATTGTAAGTGATAAGACTAGGCTGTTCGCAAGAGCAGCAACCGAATGCCATCAGGTTAGGGTAGCCCCTGACTCTGATGAATACCTCCAAGTTTGGATTAAAGAACCAACTTGGTTACAGGTAGAACAGGCGTTATCGTCTGTTATGGACATGGATGCTCAAGGTCAAACTATGGGCATCAATCTAAACAAGATGTATAGATACATGGTTGAGAACTTCGTAGAGAAGACCGAACCTCAACTGTCTGCTACTGACTTAATTAGACTCAATCCCTATATTGGTTCACAACTAAAAGAAATACTCCCCAACCCCTTCATGGATGTCATGGGGGATGATACGGGAAACGAAAACTAATCCGAAGAGGTCTGAAAGGTGGAAGTGTTAGCAGTGAGGTGGCAATGAAGATTATGCTATACACTTACTGCACTACTTTCTCCATCAACCCTTTGGAGGCTTACGATACACCAGTATCAGTAGTGAAGGAAATGTTGGAAATACATGGCGAAGTGAAGAGACTGGAATCGGAGGCGTTGAAAGAAGGAAGAAAGAAGTGATTGGTAATGGCAGTTGACGATGATATCAAAGAACTCAGGGCTGAGTTTGACGGTATTGACCGAGCCATTATCGATGGCGCAAAGAACATGAAAAATCTACAATCAACGCTTAGTAAGACAAATGCAGTTTTAGGCTCAAAAAACTGGGAGATATTCTCCCGATTCATATCAGGAACAGGGCTTTGGCGAGTACAGAATAGAGTCAAGGCTACTGTTCAACTTCTTAATGAGATGGCTAGTTCCACAGAGAGAAGAAGACTAGAGGAAGTAAAGCAACTAAAGGTCTATGCGGAGATTGCTAATCAATCAAAGGAAATACAAGAAATACAGGCTAACATAGAAGCGGCCGAAGGTAGCACTGGAAAGGCTAGACAGGATGCAATAGATAAATTGAAAGGTCAATCTGTTATATTCAGTGGGCTTCTCTTTCAGTATCAAGACTCAAACAAAGCCCTCAAGGAAATGTCAGGATTGATGAGCAGACAGACTAAGGACATGGAGAAGTTAGAGAAGATTGCAACTAAAACAGCAAGAAGAAGAAAGGAAGGGCTGATTGCTAATTCATTGACATTCAAGATGGTGAGTGGGTTAGAGCAGAAGATGAAGAGTGTCTTTGGTAGCACAAAGGGGATTGCCAGTACCAAACTAAGCAATATCGCAGAGGCTGCTACTGATGCTAAGGAAGGGTTCTTTGGAATCAGCGAAGAGGAGATTGCTAAGAGATTCGATGCAATGGGTCGCAGTGAGAGCGATAAAGACTTTGTAAAGATGGCTGAAAAGGGAAAGCCGGGCAAGATTGGAAAAGGTAAGGGTTCTTTTGCTAGTGCAGAGCAGGTAAAGGAGTTTAACAAACTGGTAATGTTGGCAGAGGAGAGCAGGAGAGGTAGAAAGAAAGCCGCTCGAAAGACTGCTGGTTTCATGAAGTTCATCTCAACACCAATTACAAACATAGCAAAACAAATGGTGAGACTATCAAAGGGAATACTCTCGATTGTCAGATACATGGCAATGGCAGCAGGGTATCTCCTAATCCTAATGCTAGGTCTCACTCTATTGCATAGCGTATTCGAGGAGACAAAAGACGAACTAGCAGCAGGTTTCGCTGCAATGAAAGCAGTTTTCGCAATAGGTATGGCGATTATATCACAAGGACTAGGTGATGCAAAGTCTGCGATACAAGATATAATGAAGGCGTTTAACAAAGGCGATTTAATTGGTATCGTTGAGGGTGTAGGACAATTACTATTAGCAGGACTTACAATACTAGGTGGTTTACTAGTTGCTACATTAGGAGCAGTTCTTGCTGGTATTGGAACATACTTCGTAGAGTTGTATAATCGATTTTACACTGAAGCCTTTGGTGATTTCAGGGATGCTAGAGCAGCAGTTGTTGGTGCTGTTCTCAAGGTAGTTGAAATTGCTGCAAAGATAGTGGCAGCAGTGGCTTTCCTCGCTGTGTTCTTTGGTGGTGGTTGGATTGCTCTATTAGTTGCTGGAATCGCTCTAGTGGTCATGAAAGCAGCAGAGATACTCTATAACTACTCTGATGAGATAGCAAATGTTCTGTTTGGAATAAAGGATTTCCTATCAAATATTTATACTTCAATCAGCACTTTCGTATCTGATTTGGTCAATGGTATCGGTGACAAGTTCAAGGAAGCAATGAATGTTAGTGGTAAGGTCAAGGATAAAGTCGGAGGAGCATTCGGTAGTGCTAGGAACTTCGTTAAGGGGTTAGCAGAAGGCGGAAAAGTAAGTCAAAGTGGTCTTGCTATTGTTGGTGAGCGTGGGCCTGAACTAGTCACACTTCCTAGAGGAGCGCAAGTA